CCATCAATTGCTGACCAGCTTGATCTGCTCTACCACGGTGGCATGGACGCATGGAAAGCCGCTATCACGGCAGTTAAAGAGGAGTTCCCTAAATGAGCTACATCGGCGCAGAGCCAACCACAGCAGCGTTTCCGTTCGATCAGTTCTCTGGTAACGGCACAACCACTGCCTTTACGCTGACATACGCTCCAGCAAGCACAACTTCCATCATGGTCGCCATCAGTGGCGTGGTGCAGAACCCCAACCTGTACTCCGTCATCGGTACAACCCTGACGTTCAGCCCAGCCCCGCCGACAGGGACAAACAACATTGCTGTGCTGTACTTAGGTCTGCCAGTGATTGGCTCGTCCTCACCGGGCAACACTGCGTTCCTGAGTTCAACTGACCTGACTGCCACGGCTGGACAGACTGTGTTTGCTTCGGCTGGCAGCTACACCCCCGGCTTCGTACAGGTGTTCCGCAACGGTGCAAGGCTGGGCAACGCTGACTTCACAGCCACCAACGGAACCACAATCACTCTGGCAAACGCAGCAACTGCTGGCGATCTGGTGACGATTGAATACTACACCCTCACTTCGCTGACCAACGCCCTACCACTGACAGGCGGGACAGTAACTGGGTCTACGACATTCAACACCGGGGTTAATTTGGCAGCGGTCAGCGGGAATGTGGGAATTGGGACTACTTCGCCAGCAGTAACACTGGATATTAGAAGCACGGCTGCTGCGGCTAGTCGTTTTTCTCGTTCAGGAACTTCTGGGCAATTGACATCCATTGTTTTTGAAGACGGCTCCGCAACACTGGGTTCGGCAAACACAACAAGGATTGCTTCCAGCACTGGGTATTTAGCATTTAGCACAGGCGGTACAAGCGGAGATACGGCTGGTGGTACAGAACAAGCTCGTTTAACCGCCGCAGGACTTCTTCAATTCAACTCAGGCTACGGCTCTGTTGCCACGGCTTACGGTTGCCGCGCATGGGTCAACTTCAACGGCACTGGCACTGTGGCGATTCGCGCAAGTGGGAATGTGTCGAGTATTACGGATAACGGAACTGGTGATTACACAATTAACTTTACTACTGCAATGCCTGACGCAAATTATTCAGCGTCAATGCAAATATTGCAAAATGCGTCAAGGGTATTTACTGTTAACGGATTAGCCGCAGGTAGCCTAAGAATTATCTGTAGACAGTTAACAGAAAATCCCTCAGACAATGAGTTTATTACTGCCACTGTTTTTCGCTGAAAGAACACCATGACCCAAAGAATCATCTACAAAACCACAGACGGCGGCGTAGCTGTCATCATCCCCGCAGAGACTATTGAAGCCTGTATGAAAGACATTCCAGAGGGCGCTGAGTACGCAATTGTGGATGTTGCAGACATTCCGTCAGACAGAACATTTAGAGGAGCGTGGACATGGGCATCGTAATCGACCTAACTAAGGCCAAGGCCATCACGCATGATGCGCGTAGAGCCGCCCGTGCCCAAGAGTTTGCGCCACTGGATGTAAAGGCCACCATCCCGTCAGAGGCCGCAGCCGCTGAAGCTGCCCGTGCAGCTATCCGTACCAAATACGCTGACATGCAGACCGCTGTTGACGCTGCCGCTGACGTGGCCGCACTGAAGACAATCATGGAGCAACTAGCATGACAGCAGCAGTAACTCTCGCAGCACTGGGCAACGGCCCAGCGTTTAGTGCTTATTCAAGTACGCCGCAAACAATATCTGCGGACACATACACAAAAATAGTTTTTGGTACGGAAGAATATGACACCAACAGTAATTTTGCGTCTTCTAGATTTACGCCTACTGTTGCTGGTTACTATCAAATAAATATTGGAGCAGGGCCATACGGTTCTGGCGAGCCGTCAAGATCAATTCTTCTTTGTTATAAAAATGGAAGTAATTATAAACGCTTGCAGGACATTGGAACTATTGCGACAAATACGTTTGTTAACGACTTTTCTGGAAGTTGTTTAGTATATTGCAATGGATCAACAGATTATGTTGAAGCCTACATATACATAGGCGTAAAAAGCGGAACACCAATTGTAGATTCGTCAAATGGCTTTACATTTTTTCAAGCGTTTTTAGCGCGGGGCGCATAACATGACACTTTACGACAAAATCATGGCGCTGTACCCCGCGCTGACTCAGCAGGACTTCACCACCACCATCACCCTCCAGAACGACTCTGACGGCAAGGGCGATTACATCAAAAGTTGGGAACACCCGACACTGGCACGACCCACTGAGGAGCAACTGGCATGACACTCACAACAGTAAACGCAGGGATGCTGGACACCCAAGCCCAGTACAACGGCTTCAAGAACCGCATCATCAACGGCCAAATGGTTTTGGATCAGAGGAACGCTGGGGCGAGTGTTACGCCTACGGATGGCACATACACAATTGACAGGTGGCAGTACAGCGTTTCACAGACATCAAAATTAACAGCGCAGCAAAGTTCAACTGCCGCAACGGGTTTTATTAAAAGTTTGTTGACTACTTCATCATCTGCCTATTCTATTGTTGCGGCTGATTATTTTATGATTAACCAGAGGGTTGAGGGGTTAAATGTTTTTGATTTGGGGTGGGGTGCGGCTGGCGCAGCAACAGTAACGCTATCGTTTTGGGTTCGCTCAAGTTTGACTGGAACATTTGGCGGTGCTATTAATAATGCAGCAAATGACAGGTCATATCCCTTTACTTATACAATTTCAGTTGCAAACACATACGAATATAAGACAATAACTATTGCTGGCGATACTGGCGGAACTTGGTTAACTACCAACGGCGTTGGCATGACGATTCGTTTTGGTCTTGGTGTGGGTTCTACATATAGCGGAACTGCGGGTGCTTGGGCGGCGGCGGGATACTTCTCAGCCACAGGCGCAACAAGCGTAGTCGGCACAAACGGAGCAACCTTCTACATCACAGGCGTACAGCTTGAAAAAGGCAGCACAGCCACATCGTTTGACTACCGGCCTTATGGGACAGAATTGGCGCTTTGTCAACGGTATTATGTGAAGTATTCAAGCAGTGGGGCATCTAATCAAGCATTTTTAATTGGTGTGGTAGGTAATTCAACTACTGGTCAAATGTGCGGTACAAACTTTGCTAATCCAATGAGGACATCTCCTACTGGAAGTTCTAGTGGTGGGACAACATTAAGAATATTTGATGGTTCGGGTGCGCCAGTAATAACATCTCTTTCAGCGCAATCTTCTTCTATCACAACTGCTTCACTGGACTTTATTGCGTCAGGTGCAGGATTAACTACTGGTAGACCAGCCTTAATTATTCCTAATGGCGTTAGTTGCTATGTTGATTTTTCTGCGGAGTTATAAATGATTAGCTATAAAAAAGCAGTTTCATCTGCACCTGATTTTAATGAGCCTTCATGTGTCATAGGAAATGATGCAGTAGGTAGACAGTATGGCATCCCCTTCGACCCAGACAACACCGACTACCAGCAATACCTTGCATGGCTGGCAGAGGGCAACACGCCATTACCGGCTGATACACCATGACCGAAGACATCACCCACCGCGAAATATACGACAGGCTGGTGGCTGTTGAAAGCAAAGTTGATGCCTTAAGCGAAAGCACTAAAGATGTAACAACAGCCTTTGCTGCTGCTCAAGGCGCGTTCAAAGTGTTAGAAACCCTGAGCAAGCTGGCAAAGCCTTTGCTGTGGATTGGTGGCCTCATTGCTGCCATAGCCGTCTTTATCCAAGACTTTAAGAGTCACTAATGGATGCTCTGCCACCACCTCCTCCTGCTGCTTATGTTGTTTATGAGTGCAAGAGATGGTCGTGGTCTTCTGATAGACAGCACGTTTGGTGTCTTGTTTGGAAAGAAAAGAAATGATTGATCCTTTAACAGCGCTAGCAGGTATACAGGCAGCGGTTGCGCTAATCAAGAAGGTTAGCAAAACTGTTGACGATGTGTCTTCGCTTGGTCCTGTTTTAGGCAAGTACTTCGATGCCAAGTCAACAGCAACTAAAGCAGTTGTACAGGCAAAGAAGTCTAAGTCATCAATGGGTACTGCCATCCAGATTGAGATGGCTCTAGATCAGGCTAAGCGCTTTGAAGATGAGCTACAACTTCTGTTTATGCAGAGTGGCAAGATAGATGTTTGGAACAAGATTAAATCACGAGCAGCAGCAATGGATGTGGAGTCTGCCCATGATGCTAGGCGTGAGCGAGAAGCAGCTGCAAAGCGTAAGAAAGAAATGGATGAGGTCATTGAACTCATTCTAATAGGACTTGTATTTTTTATTATGGTAGGTGCCATTGGTTATTTCTCAATTGAGATACTTGAACAGTGTGCCGGTAATTGTAGTTTTCAGAAAGGTTGAGTATGTTTCCTCTCACAGCACTATTAGAAGTTGGCGGTAAGCTAATTGACAAACTTATTCCAGACCCTGAAGCTAAAGCTAAAGCACAACTTGACTTAGCTAAGATGGCACAGGATGGTGAGTTGGCTAAGATGGCTAATGACACTGAGATGTATAAGACAGAACAGAATAATGTTAGTGGTCGTTGGACTGCTGACATGAACAGCGATAGCTGGTTGTCTAAGAATATCCGTCCAATGTCACTAGTCGCTATCTTTGTTGGATACTTTCTATTTGCAATGATGAGCGCCTTTGGATATGATGCTAAAGAAAGCTACGTTAACCTACTAGGTCAATGGGGTATGCTAATTATGTCTGCCTATTTTGGTGGTCGTACATTAGAGAAGATTATTGAAATGAAGAATAGCAAATGAATCTGACAGCAAACTTCTCCTTGCATGAAATGACAAAGAGCGAAACTGCTCTGCGTAAAGGCATGCCCAATGAACCAACAGAAGCTGACATTGCAAATCTGAAACTGCTGGCTGAGAAAGTGTTGCAGCCATTGCGTGACCACTATGGTGTTGGCATTAAAGTCAACAGTGGATATCGTAGTCCAGATGTCAATGCTGCTGTTGGCGGGAGTCGCACCAGCGATCATTGTAAGGGGCAAGCTGCTGACATTGAAATTGCCGGTATTCCTAACGCAACACTTGCACAATACATCAAAGATAGTTTACAATATACACAATTGATTTTAGAGTTTTATACTCCGGGTATTCCAGATAGCGGATGGGTTCATGTATCATATGATGCTAATAATCTCAAGTGCCAAACATTGACAGCTACTAAAAAAGATGGTAAGACTGCATACTTAAACGGCCTTGTGGCTTAATATAAAAGGTAGTAACAACAATGGCTGAAAACTTTACAGCAAAACAAAAAGAGATTGTAGCTCGTAAGATGGGCTATGATGGTCCAATGCAGATGTTCGATGAGTATCTTGCATCTACACCTTCTGACGCTCAGCGCTATGCTGCTGTCACTTCTAAGTTTGCAGAGCGTATGGCTAAGGGTGGTATGGTTGTCGCCAAGGTTCCGATGCGTAAGTATGCTGAGGGTGGTAATGTTTTACCAGAAGGCTATAGCTACGATGCCCCTCCTATGGGGGCTTATTCAGCGGTGATACCGAATGAAGGAATGGTGTACGCTTATTCACCAACGGGTGATCGTATTCAAGTTCCAAGATCAGGGCCACCAACTACTCCCCCTAAGCTAATAACTACACCAATCTCAACTGTTGCACCAGACGCTGGCGCTCCAACACTAACTGCTGCACCGGGTTATACAGCTGCTACTACCGAAGTTACAGATGCAATGAGGATAGCATCTCCTACAGCACCAGCTGCTGCACAAGCTATACCAGCACAGATTGCTGAAGCTGCCACTGCTACTCCTTCTGCTCCAGTGACCGCTGCCACTGTTGCTCCAACATTTGCTGCTCCTTCTGTTGCTGAAAGTCTAGCTGCTATGCCAGCTGTGCAGGGTGCTGTGTCTGATGCAGCAACGGCAAAAGCCGTCACACAAGAGCCAACAACCTCTGCCGTTGGCGGTGTTGAAGCTGCTCAGGCAACAGCCACCACCGTTGCTCCGGTTGCTGAGCGTACAGTGCAAGCTGGTGAAATGGTAGCTGGCCCTGCTGTTGATATGGCAAAGGTTGAAGAAAGCCTTGCCAAGACTCAGGCTGCTCAGGGTGTTGTTGCTGAAGAGATGACTGTACAAGGTCAGCTTAACAAGCTCCTGACAAACTTCGATGCTGGTAAACCACCTGCATGGGCTGCTGCTTCTATGAGAGCAGCTACAGCACAGATGGCTGCTCGTGGTGTTGGTGCTTCCAGCATGGCTGGTCAAGCAATTATCCAAGCAACGCTTGAGGCTGCATCGCCCATTGCTGCTGCTGATGCAAAGATACAAGAGACAATGGCTTTGCAGAACTTGTCTAATCGACAGGCTATTGCCCTTGATCTTGGTAAGCAACGTGCTGCTTTTCTTGGGCAAGAGTTTGATCAAGCTTTTCAAACTCGTGTTAAGAATGCTGCCACAATCAGCGACATTGCTAACAGGAACTTTGATGCCACTGTCACCATTGCTCTTGAGAATGCGCGTATTGCCAGCACTACAAACATTGCTAACCTGTCAGCGCGTAATGCTATGCAGCTTGCTGAAGCCGCACAGGTTGCTTCTCTTGAAACAGCCAATCTAAACAATCGACAACTTGTTGCTGTTGATAATGCCAAAGCTTTCTTGAACATGGACCTTAAGAATCTTGACATTGCACAGCAAACTTCTGTGTTTAAAGCAAAGGCAATTGCTGATTCGTTGACCAGTGACGCTGGCTACGCCAACGCTGCTGCTGCCACTAACGCCAGCAATAAATTGGAAGCCGATAAGATATCTGCTACACTTGCTCTCACTGCTCAGCAATACAATGCTTCTGAAACCAACAAGGTTAGGGTTGCAAATCTGAACGCTGCTAATGAGTTGATTAAGTTTAATGCACAAGAAGCCAATGATCGTTCTGAATTTAACTCACGCATGTCTGCTGAGATTAATGTAGCTAATGCTAAAATCTTGGCTGATGTTTCAACAGCAAACACTGCTGCTATCAACGCAGCCAACGCTGTCAATGCTAAGAATGCTACAGACTTGTCTTCTTCTACATACGCACAGCTATCACAAACATATCGTGATCTGTTATCATACTCATTCAAGACAGGCGAAAGCGAGAAGGATAGGATTAGGGACTTGGCGGTTGCGTCTATTAACAAGTCTGCCGCTACATCAGCAGCGCAAACAACAGCAGACGCCGCTTCCGCTGCTGCTTGGGGAAAGCTTGCGTTTGAAGTTATTAAAGGTTGGTAAGTATTATGAAACACATTAAAAGCTATATTGACAAGATCGAAGCAATACTTGTTACACAATCTTCCAAAGAAAACAAACCAAAGTCTAAAGGATTTCTTTCGTCAAGGATGCCTGAGAAAGACAGTGGTACTGAGAAGCGTAGTGAGCTTGATGTCATTGCTCAATTTGTTTATGGTATTCGTAAAGCTAAAGAGGAAATGACAAATGGCCGCAAATAATCTGTCACCAGTTGATGTCATTAAACCAGTACCGATTGGTGGTTCTTGGACAGATATGCCTAAGAGTCACAATTGGTTAAACCCGCCTAAGCTTGTTAAGACTGATGAGATTGCTCAGAAGTATATTGATAAACTATCTTCCCCTGATGTTATCAATAGTACGCTAGACGTAGTTGAAACAAAAGTTCCTTTGGCTTCTATGGCAGAAGCCTTAATGCTTTCTGGTGTTGCTGCTGGTGTTCATACAATTGATGCTGGCCTATTGGTTATGCCTGTCATCATTGAGATGCTGAAGACTGTTGCTGAGATACACAAGGTTGAATACACAATATTCCCTGCTGATCCTGACGATACACAGATACCTGCTCGTGTTATTAATGCTGCTATTAAGAAAGCAATGGCTACAAAAGAAACTACATCAGATGAAACAGCAGCGCCTGTTATTGAATTGTCTGGATTGATGGCTCGTAAGCCCACAACAATGGAGAATGTAAATGGGATTTAATCTAAGCTCATTCGCTGGTGGCTTTGCTGAAGCTGCTGTTGAAGACATTCAAAAAGAACGAAAGCTTGCAGAACTTAGAGGAACTGAGGCTGTTAAGAATCTCTATACCAATTACAAAACTGTAGTTGAAGATAATAAAAAGAAAGAAGCTGAGCTAGTCAACAACATTAATATCTTGAAGACGTATGACCCAACAGCTACTGAGAGCGAGTTATACGCTGTTGCTACTAGCGCACCTGTAATGACTTCGATTACTGATTACATCAAGAAGGATGGCTTTGATGCTGGAAGCTTTAAGCTTGGTAACTTTGCCAAGGTTGTAAACGACAACTCATCAACAGCCACCGCTCTTGAGCGCGTTAAGATGTTGTCTGTTCTTCCTATTGCTGCTAAAGATACAGTTACTAAACAACTTGAGCCTTCTTCTGGCAACATCATCAGGGATATGCTGAGTAAGTCTAGTAGCTCTGCTAAAGAGAAAGCCATGATTGAACAGGCACAAGCGCTTGGTGTTCCGCTTGAGCGTCTTAAAGCGGCACAGGGATTTGTTCGTCCAGTAGATACAGTTAATGCTACATACGACATGTCTAAGCTTCGTCCTCCGAAGACTTTTGCTCAACAAGAAGATGATGCTAAAGCTAAAGCTCTTTTAGCTGCTAAAAACAAAGACGATGTTGCCCTTGGAAGTGCAAATGCAGAGCTAGTCGTTATTAAATCTATTAAAGATAACATGAGTAGTGAACAGACAAAGTTCTCTGAAAAGATTGTTACTCTTAAGAACGCTTCTTTGAACGGTACTCCTGAAGAAAAGAAACGTGCTGACGCAGAGTTGGCTAGGATATGGGAGCTTGAGCGCCGTGAAGCTGAGGCTAAGAAAGTTCGTGGAGATGATGGTGAAGGTAAGGTTCCAAACCTGTCTACACTCAACACCTTTACTAGCGCTGCTGTTGGTCGTGCCCTTGCTGCGAAGTATGGTGATTTGGTTAAATCGAAACAACTTGCCATCATTGAGAAACCAGATGGCAGCACAGGCTTTAGCTATGTTGGAACAGATGCGGCTGTTCGTAGAGGCATTCTTGATTTGCAAGCAAGCGCCGCCCAATCTGCTTTGTCGATGTATACCGACAACAAGGGCATGCCAATCAATAGGGATGTTGCCAGCGTATTGAATAGCTTCAAAGCACCAACACAACTTACAGAAGCTGCTCCAGCTACACCAGCGACAGCAGCACCAGTATTACCCCCATCATCAAGTGGTGGTAGGCCAGCGGCAGCACCTCAAGTTAATATACAAGAGGAGCGTAGAAAAGCAAATGCTGCAATTAGTGGAGGCGCTGATTCCGCTGCTGTTAAAGCACGATTTAAACAAGCTACAGGACAGGATTTGTAATGGCAGATTATGCTGATTTGATACCCGCTGCTAAAGCTGGTGGTGCAGATAACTATGCTGATTTAATTCCAGCAAAGCCACCTGCTCCCGCACCCGAAGTTGATTTAACTAAGCCAGCTTTTGGCACAATGGCAAAGCCATTCCGTAGGGATGATGTTGCTCAGAAGGTTCGCGTAGAAGCTGAAGCTGAACGCAACAAGCCTAAGTTTACTTACGATGAGTTGTATAGCAATCCCGAAATCTTTAAGGTCATCACTGACTATTCTAAAGTGGCAATGAACTCCACATACAAAGAAGGTACTGACAAGAAAGAGTTTGTTAACAGCTTCATGGCTAACATGCGTGGTGAAGAATGGAATACATTCTCTAATGTTGCTGCGCTGAACAAGCTGCGAAACTCTCCCTTGCCAGATCAAGAGAAGCTGGCACTTGGTAATCGTCTGTATGATGAGATTGCAAGTGCTGGCAGCAAGGGTGGTCAACCCGGTGTTGGTCCATATGTGGACATTGCTAAAGCAGCATTGACTGACCTGACAAACTACATTGGTTTTGGTGTTGCTACTGGCTTGAAGAAAACTGCTGTTAAAGAAGCAAGTAAAGTTGCCACTAAATCCATCATTGGTGAGGCTGGTGAGGCTGCTGCCAAGTCTAAGATTGCTAGCTTGCTTACACCTACTGGCATCACTGCTATCACTACAGCTACAGAGGCTGGTCTTGGTGTTGGTCAAAACGTAATTGAACAAAAGAAGAAGCAAGAAGTTGCTAAGGCAATGCGTGAAGAGCCAAAAGACCTTGACCCTGCACAGCTAGGTGTGGCAGCATTGTTTGGTAGTGTTGGTGGATTCCTTGAAGGCCGTGGCGCTCTTGCTATAACCGGCGGTAAGTCTGGCGCTGAACAGTTTAGTGAAAAGCTTCTCAAGGCTAAAGTACCCAAAGACCCTAACGCTCCTGTCACAGAGTTTGAGAGAATGGTTGCTGATCCTATTTCACAAAATATGGATGAGCTTGTGTCTCAGTTTAACAAGCAAGAAGGTCGTAGGATTTTAGATGAGATTGACCCTGCCACTGCATTAACTGATTAAAGATTCAAAGTGATTTGTCTGCTCGTGCTGTACGGGTGGCAATGCATGTCATTGATGCTGACCCAACCTTCCGTCTAAAACCAAACCAGAAAACAAGTGACGCTATCGCCAGCGTCTTCTCAAATCTAGACACCATTGACGATGCTGTTCTCGAACAAGCCATCCGTAGAGAAGGACTGAGTGTTGATCAATTTGCACAAGCAAACTTGATGACTGTTTCCGATGCTGCTCGTGTGATGCAGCAATATTCTGCTGCGTCTAAGATTCTTAATCGCATGACTCAGATTGACCCTGAAGCTGCTAAGATTGTCGATGGGTTGTTTAACAAGCCAGATGAATATGTATCTGCTCTTGGTCGAATTGGTCAAGGTGTACGCACCCTTGAGCGTGAATCAAAAGCATTTGTTGTTAGCGGCATTGGCACTACAGTGCGTAACGTCATGGGCACAACAGTCGGCCTTACCTACAACTCAGCAGCATCGTTGATTGAGGGCGCAATGTACACTGTTGGTCGCACACTAGATGGTGCTGCCAGCGGTAAGCGTATTGACACAGCAATGAGTAGTCTTGGTGATACTTTCCGTGACGCATTCAGCGTGTATGGCTACATGGCTAAGAATGGTTTGTCTACTGAAGTGACGAACAACTTGCTTCAGCACAATCCTGCTCTGCGTAACAATTTGTTAAGCGCCACACAAGAGTCTAGCACCAAAGAACTTTCTAAAGCTGCTCAAGTGTTTAACACATTAAACGTGGCACAGGATGCTTTCTTCCGTAAAGCAATCTTCAACGCTGCTGTTGAGAAGCACATGCGCCGTGCTGGTTTAGATATGTATCAGGTAATTGGTGAAGGCAAAGCAATTCCTGCGTCCATCCTGCAACAAGCTACAGACGAAACGCTGAAGGCAACCTTCTCGTACACACCGAAGGTGCAAAAGAAAGGTATTGAAACCTTTGAATCTGGTGCGGAAGCAGCCGGTAATCTATTTGTTAAGGCCGCTGAATTTCCCGGTGGTAGTTTACTTGTCACCTTCCCACGCTTTATGTCTAATGCTATTGCCTTTCAGTATAGGTATAGTGTGTTTGGTGCAGCCTCTGGCGTGGAAGACCTCTATCGTGGCGCACTTATGAAAGCCTCTGGCTCTAATGCTGGTGATGGTTTGATTCGTCAAGGTCAAGAGAACATTGCTAAAGGTATTGTTGGTACGGCAGCGCTTGCTGCTGCGTATGACTATCGTCTAAACAACCAAGACACTGATTGGTTTAATATGAAGAAGGATGATGGTGGTACTTATGATACTCGCTCAATCTTCCCGCTTGGACCAACACTTGCCGTTGCTGACTTCTTAGCCAAACGCAAGCTTGGCCTTGAGCCAAAGACAGCTGAAATGGTTGAAGCCATTGTTGGTATGAAAATGCCAGCTGGTACACAAGCTCAATTACTTGATCAGGTATTCGCCGCTGTGTCTTCTGAGAAAGACGCAGATAAGCTTGAGATTGCAATTGGTAAAGTATTGGGTGACTTCACTGCACGATTCTCACAGCCGTTTGTATTCAAGAGTGCCTATGAGTTTCTTGATTTGTTCCGTGAGGAAGGCTCTATCCAGCGTGACCCTAATGTCATCACTGGTGATAAGACAGTTATGGGAATGCCTGTTCCTACGTTGGTTGAAGCTGGCGCTCAGCGTGTTCAAAGCAAGCTGCCAATCCTTAAAGAGAACTTGCCTGAAGCTGTTCCTCGCTTGCGTGATGGTCCAGTGTACAAAGAAGGTGAGTTCTTCTACAGCTTGGTTGGTGTCCGTGAAACTCCAGCAAAGACTCCTGCTGAATCTGAAATCGTTAGACTTGGTATTGACCCATACAAGCTGTATGGTCCTTCGTCTGGTGACAAGAGCTATGATCGTGCCTTTGTTGAAACGGCAAACCCATTAGTTATTGAAACAATTAGACGGGCAATGAGTGATGAGCGATATCAGAAACTAAGCCCAACAGAACAGAAGATGGCGCTTGGTAATTCTGTTAGCGAAATGACTAGCATAGCACGGGACATTACCGATGCTAAGTTTATGAGTGACGATCTTCTTCGTGTTAAGAAGATGCAATTTAATAAGCTTACCAGTGATGAGCGTAAGGTTATCAATGAACGCTACGCTAAAGACAATCAAGGTAAGACGCTTGAAGAAGCCAATGACTATATGCAAGTTGACGCATATAAGGCAATGCTTGGTGACTTAAGGTTTGCTGTTGGTGGTGTGGTTGCGTCTAAGCTTGCCGGTAAAGCAGCCTCTAACATTCCAGTTGAAGGCTTCTTGTCTAAGCTCAGAACAATGAATGCCCCTTCTGGTACTATGAATGAATCGGTAATTGATAACATTCTCAACAAGAATCTATCTACACCTGTAGCTGCTCCAACAACTACAGCCATCCCAACCGTTAAGAAGACTGTTGCCAAGCAGCCTGTTGTTGAACCATCACCAGCCCCACCAGAAGCCCCTATAGCGCGTCAAATGGAAGAGGCTATGCCTACCCCTGCTGCCGCTGTTGAAACCGCTCCTATGCCCAATCCGCTTGATGATGCTTCTAAGCAACTTGATGAAGTTATTCCATCCACTAACACATTCACACCAGATCAGTACGCTGCTGGTGAGAAGCTGATGGCTGAGAACTATGATGCTGCATTCCTAAAGAACTGGAAGATTGCCAACTACGATGACTATATGCAGACTGCTCATGCGTATACTGGTCAAGCTGCTGGTGTTAAATGGAATGAGATGCCAGCAAATCCGTTTGGTAAGAAGACAGACGATAGTGCTGCGTCTTTGACTGACGAAGTTTTCTATGATGATGAAGGAAACTTGTTGAGTGAAGTGATAGCACCAACTAAATCACTTGGTAGGCCACGCCTAGCTGAGGATAAAGTTGAACAGGTATTGTCTGGTGATCTGAATAAACAAGTTCGTACAACAAATACTACTCAGCGTAATAACATTATTGCTGAGATTAAGAACAAGCGTGAAGACTCGTTCCTTAGACTGCGTAAAGATTTAAACTTTGCAACTGTTGATGATGAAGTACTTGGTACGCTGCTTGGTGAGTATCGTGCAAAAACAGGTGTTGAACTTTCACCTAAAAATCCTGAGCAACTTGCTGATGCAAAAGGTATGGCTACTAAGTTACAAGCTAAGCTTGAACAATTGCGTGAGAAGTACAAAGATGTTCCACCAATGCGGCTGTATCACGGCAGCACCACTGAGAATATTGATAGGCTTAAGAAGTCTGGTTTCTTTGACCCATCACAGCACACTACCCCTCATGCAGAGATGTATGTTGGCGCACCATCGTTCACTAAAGATTTGAATCTTGGATTTAATGCTGCTACATTCGGTGGTCGCAATCCTCAGAACTATCTGTATACAGAGATTCCTTATGCTGATTACATGTTCTCACGAATTAACATGAGTACTGGTAACTATGATAAGAAAGATATGAACACTATCATTCGTGCCATCACTGGTGCGCCTGATGTTGTTCGTCCTATATCGTTGCCTCGTGCTGGCTTTAATGAGACAGAAGACATGCTGCTTGAGGCTAACAAGCTTCGTGTCAAAGGAAGAAATCCTACGCTGAAAGGTGTGTCAACAGATCGTGAGTTTTCAAATGAGCAATTCAATCAAGCTCTAACTGGCATCAAAACAAAAGCTGAAATCTTAGAAGATCGTGATGTCACAAAAGAGTATATAAAGAAAACTGTTGAGTCAAAGAATCCAAAAGAAGCTGCTAAGCTTGCTTACATGTCGTACACAAGTCTTCGTGATCTGATGAACTCGTACATGAGCATGTCTAAAGGTGCTATTCGTGCTGGCACAGGTCAACAGTATCAATCTACTATAGATCAAATGATTGAATATGGTGATATTGTTAAAGAACTTCCAAGGGTTGCTGATATTCTTGACGGCATAGGAGCTAAACAAAAAGCTCAGAATCTCAGGCAGCTGCGAGAAGTGCTTGATGATTTCTCAGCAACAGATGCTGGTTATCCTGCATCTGCAAAAGCGCAAGACAAACGAAAGATATCATTGCAGAAGGTGAGGGAGATAACTCCCAAGCTTGCAAGAGGTGGTCTAGCAACTAGACGCTAAAAAGAAAGCCAGCAACTAAGCTGGCTTTTTCATTACTGCTGCACTGCTTTGTGCTTGTCACTAACCCAGTTGGTTAAGTAATGGATGTTCTCAAAGTAGGCAAAGTCAAAGCCTCGCTGCCACTCCTTACCAGCAATGGTGTCAGGGTTGTAGCTGTTGACCAGCCACCCCTTGTAGAAGGCTTTGTAGCCCTGCTCTGCTTGAATACGCAGTGGTGGAAATCGTTCTGACTTAACCTGCATCTTTACTCTCCATCAGTCGTTCTGCCATCAAGTAGCCCTCCAAAGGCCACAGGGCGTTAAGCGCATCTTCATACGCATACTTTTCTCCAAGAGCAGCATTGAACTTAGAAGCATCAACGCATGCGCTCTTGCCAATCACAACATACCCGTTCTTCATGTACAACAGACACAGGGTTAGTGTGCTGTCCGGTACTGTTGTGTACACAACTTCCTTGATCTTTGCTGACATACCAGTGATGTCAACTGTTGTTTTCTTTTCTGGTAGATTATTAGGGTGATTCATATCATATCTTTCAAGCTAGAGATTTTGAGATTGTAACAATCAGATTTTACTGTATAACCATTGCTGGAGTCAACAGTTCCTTTCTTCATAAAGACTGAATCAATCATGTATTGTTTCTTGTCATACATACCAAGATACCAGCCAACAGTGAAGTCATTCTTGACGCGAACAAAGCAGTAGTAGTCACACTCTTGGGTTGTATTAAGTGCAGCAATAGAGCACTCATAGGTTTCAAGCGGTTTAACACTGGTCTGCTTTGTCTTTACATCAACAGTCTTGCCAGATGGTAACACAAGATCATAGTCGTAGGTGTTGTTTAGTTCCCCGCCTAACACTTGCTGAGCTATGGACTCACCTATGAATCCCGCAATGTTACCAGCCCCTCTGATGATGCTGTTGTACAACCTGCCCATCTCTGCTGCTTTATCTCTTGCTTCGACTAGCATAGCTGCACTAACAGCAACCTCAATCATGTTTGCCCTTTATTGCTAACACCAGCAAGCGTCTTCATTTCAATAAGAAGTTTCTCTAGTGGCTCAATCTTCAGCGCCCTGCAACATGAGATGTAAATTGGATTGAACATCACACCGCTGTCGCTATCCTCAGTGTAGTCTAAGTAGTTTGTAAAGAACTCAGCTACTAGTTCTTTGAGTCGTTCATCATCAGTCATGCTGCTTTCCCCCATACATCATCCCATGTGCCAGTGGTGGCACCCTTGCTGTAGTCTGTTACACGCTGCTCAAAGAAGTTGGTGTGTGATGTTCCCAACATACCATCAACCCACGGCAAAGGATTCTTCTTGATCTTGTAGATGCCCTTCATCCCCATAGAGATCAGCCGTCTGTCTGCAATGTAGCGGATATACTTCTTCACTTCTTCTTTGGTAAGCTTTTCCACATCAAGCATTCCAAAAGCAAGATCAATGAAAGCGTCTTCGATCTGAACCATTTCTTCAGCAATAGCTTTAATTTGTTCAGGTGTAGTTTCATCTTTGTGGTGTTTAACATATTCACGATATACCTTTATCATGCCTTCAGCATGCTGTGTTTCATCAACAATAGACCATGCAATGATCTGACCCAACCCCTTTAGCTTACCATTTCGTGCGAAGTTTAGCAACATAACAAAGCTAGAGAATAGCTGCATGCCTTCACCGAATGCGCTGATGGTGGCAATCTTTGCAGCCATTGGTGCGTCATCCAATCCTTGCACATAGTTATGCTTCTCCACCATTTCCTTGTGCTGCAAGAACTCATTGTATGTAGACTCAGGCAAGCCAAGTGTTTCAATCAAGTGAGCGTATGCTGCCACATGCAAAGCTTCGCGTGAGGCAAAGCCTGACAGCATCATCTTCACCTCTGGCTGCTTGAACACAGGGATGTAATGGTCATGGTATCCACTGCCAATGTCCAGATCACCCTGTACAAAGAAGCGAAGTATCTTTGTCAGAAACTCCTGCTCATCTTTCTTCAGCTTCTTGTAGTCTTTAACATCCTCAGACATTGGCACCTCAGTGTGCAGCCAATGGCTCTGCTCATGTTGCAGCCAAGCATCGTATGCCCACGGATACTTAAACGGTTTGAATGTAATACGCTCTTCGGTAATATCGCCAACTTTATTCATATCATCCTTCGCAAGCTAAGCAGGTGTCACCATCTGCAATTTGTTTCAAATCAATCTCATCTTCAATGCGCTGTCGTTTAATCTGAGAGCCAACCTTGTCAGCCTTCTTGACCTTCTCTGAGCGTAGATAGTATAAGCTCTTTAGTCCATTCTTCCATGCCATGAAGTGGATGCTGTGCAAATACTTGATGCTCACAGTCGCTGGAAAGAATAGATTCACACTCTGACCCTGATCAATGTACTTCTGGCGGTCAGCAGCATGCTCAATAATCCATCGCTGGTCAATCTCCATTGCTGTCTGGAACACTCCCTTGATGATGTCAGGGATGTCCAGATGCTGCACAGAGCCGTCATTGCCAATGATTGATGCCCATGTGTCATCATCGTTCATTCCAAGCGCCTCAAGCTCTTTAACAAGGAACCTGTTCTTGTGAACGAATGCACCACTTAATGTATCCTGACGGTATACATTAGCGCGATAAGGCTCGATTGATGGGGATGTATTGCCCATGATGAGGCTGCTGCTAGCGTTAGGTGCTACTGCCATGTGATGGCTGAAGCGGCGAGGCTTCTCAGAGAACATAGAGTCAGGACATGGACCACGAAGCTCAACTAAAAGCTCATCGGCTTTGAGACACTGGTTATGAATGTGCTTGAACATTTCAATGTTGATACTCTTTGCCAGCACACCATTGAAGCTAATGCGTTTCTTTTGCAGGTAGGCATGAAAGCCTAACGCGCCCAACCCGACACTACGCTCCATAGTGGCACTGATTTTAGCGCGACTAATGTGGGTAGGAGCATTGTCGATAAAGTACTGAAGTACATTGTCCAGCATTTCCATAACATCGTTGATAAAATATTCATTGTTCTTCCAATCATCGTAGTATTCAAGATTCAAAGAGGACAAGCAGCACACGGCTGTGCGCTTCTCACTTGTTGGCAAGAAGATTTCAGTGCAGAGATTGCTGCCATTGATGGTGAGTCCCTTGTCCTTGAGCCATTGTGGCACAGCAGCATTGGCTGTATCAATGAAGACAAGATAGGGTTCACCAGTTTGCATGCGAAGATCAAGAATCTTTTGCCACAAGTATTTAGCTGACACCACCTCAACAACCTGTTGATTAGATGGATTAACTAGCTCAAAGGCATCGTCAGCATCAGGGTCTTTCATGCACTCATCAATGATGGACATGAACTTGTCAGACAGATTGACACCATGATGCAGGTTCAATGTGCGTAAATTCTGATCACCTGTTGGCTTACGCATCTCAAGAAAGGCAATGATGTCTGGATGATTGATGTTGAGGTAGGCAGCATAGCTACCGCGCCGTGTGCTACCCTGCTTGTAGGCCAATGAACTAGCGTCATAGATTTTCAAGTGAGGCATGATGCCAGCAGACTTGTCATCGCTGTTGCGGATACCCATGTGGATACCGACACCACCACCTAACATCGAGAGCCAGTTAGTTTCAGATAGATTGTCAACAAGACCCTCTGCACTGTCATCAATATAGTTAAGAAAACAACTGATAGGCAGACCACGCTTAGACCTACCGAAAGACAGGATAGGCGTAGAATAACTAAGCCAGTGCTTACTACTGTATTCATACAGCCGCTGAGCATGTGCAGCATTGGTTGCAAACGCTGACGATACAGCAGCAAAGCGCTCCTGTGGGCTAGTTTCATCCTCGCGCATGTAGCTTTCTTTAAGGCGTTGTAGTCCAAGTTCATCAAATAAAGAGTCTCTAGATTTGTCCAATACCACTGGGTATTTATTCATAATACTATTCATGTTCCTATTCATAATGCTATTCAGGCAGGTGAAAAAGGGGCCGAAGCCCCGATAAAAGATGGAAGACAGTTATACCCTACTCATCTGCCTTGCTTTCTTTATTCTCATCCTGTGTTGTTTCTGCAACAGGAGGGGTTGCTTTCCTACCATTCTCAATAGCCTCTGTTAGACAGGCAATGATGGCATAGCGAATTAGAAAGTCTTTAGCTTCCTCATCAAGATAGATATTGCAATCAGCAGACCCGTCTTCGTTCTCCTTAATAGATTCAACTGTAATTTTCATTAGAAGATGTCCTTTCGTAGTTCTTTAATCTTAGCGGTTGTGTAGTGTGACAGTGTTTTGAAATTGATTGTAGGATTCTTATGAGCTTTGACAAACTCCCAAGCTTCTTCTTTAATCAGGTCATAGAACACTGTGTTGATCAACTGAGGAATGTTCTTTGAAGACCATCCGTTGTTGTCGTTCTCAATCTTCGCCACCACCTTGTCGATCATAGCCTGTGTTACGAACTTGTCAACAATCTTTTCTTCAACGATTTCACAACCGGTGACAGGTGCGCCCATCTCCTTGTGATGCTTCTCTTTGAATTCATTGGTGATGATTTTTGCCCATACTTGCCGACCATACCTGTTCTGATAGTCGTAGTTCTTGATGACAACACCTTCACCAACACCAGCACCATCTTTAATCATAAAGATGTTTTGTTCAAGACAATCAGTGAAATGATCAATGCTTCCGTTCTTGATGATACGAAGTGGTGCAAGGTAGTTGATGCCAGCATCACGCAGCATTGGCATGTACTCATCGTATGACAGCAGCCGTTCCTTCGCACGATCACCAACATCGAACACATAGAACTTGCGCCATGCGTCATCGCTGTATGTCTTCAGTGTATGAGGAACAAGCCACTCACCATACAGTACAAGATGAGGATTGCTGTACAGGAATGGAACAACATCAGAGTCATCCATCATAGCTCTCATGAAGCCAGCATTGTCTGCGTCCAATGACAACTCACGATTCCTACTACCAGCACACATCTTGCCTTCATGTATCCACACGCTAGCGTTAGTGCCATCAAGCTTTGGAAACACATAGCATGTGCCAACCTCAATGCCTTCTACTTCAGTGTTGCCAAACTTCTCAATGTGTTGATATTTGATGAAGCTCATTTCGTTTTCCTTTCAAGTTTCTCTTGTGTAGTTTTCTCTTTATGGCAGGGTTTGCACATCACTTGTAGTCCTTCAATCTCACAGAACATCCTAGTAATGTACACATCCCAACTGACGAAGCCCTTCTTAGGGTCAACGACAGGGTGGATGTGGTCTACCTGTACATCAGCAGCAACGAAGATGCCATCGCAGGTAACGCACTTGTAGTGCATTGCAATCTTACCAGTTTTTGCATTAACCTTCTTACCGACAAAGGCTTCTTTCAAAGACTTGTACTTAGGAGGCCAGCGTCTGGACGCAGCACGAAGTGCCGAAGTGATGAAGCTTCGGAACCTCGCGTCAGTCCATTCACCGGAGTTATGCATTTGGCACAGTGTTTGTTACAACATTAGACATGTCAACATTGTATGTTGCTGCCCGTAAGATGTCACGAACAATGTCGCAAACTTCTGTAATGTCGTATGCAATGTAGTCTTGTTGAGAGAACTCTTCGTTATAGGTGACAATGAAACCATTGTTGGCTAAGTGAATAACAATGTTTTCCATCATAGTCCTTCAATGTCAACACGAGTGAAGACAATCTCTTGAGCATCAAACCTGTATAGGCCATAAGATACTTGATCTTTAATTTCCTCAATCAGATAATCTTCATTGCTGTAAGCAGCACCAAGATCATCTACGTCTACATGAAACTCAACAGTGACAGTAACCTTAGCCATTAGTTTTCTCCAAAGTTTTATCCAGATCAAACGCTAGCAAGAACAACAAGCAGCACATAGCATGTGCCAAGTGACTCTTACCTGTCTCATCATCAAGCTTTTCACCAGCAGCGTAGGCTGACATGTGACGGAACGCTGCATCAATGTAGCGCTGTCGTGCGTTAGGAACTTTCTTCCAGTTGTCAGGAGCATACTTCCTTGCACCAATGGTTAGCACCTTCACCACTTCGTCCAATGCTTTGAAGGGTACTAGTGTCCACTGAGGCTTGTCTTGATCATACTTAACGCCCGTCTTCAGTATGATAGGTGTGTCGCTGACATTAGCTAAGAAGTCTTTAGCTACCCAGTTACAATAACCATGACAGTTGTAGCAAGGCTCTTGTTGTTTCTCTTGATTAAAATAGAAACAAGTACTGCACTGTTCAATCAATGTACACCTCCAACTGTTTTGCTATTAACAGTGAGTGACAAACCTTCCTCTGTAGCTATCATGGTTTGAATATCAACATCATCAGCATCGCCGTACACCTTAGCGCACTCAATCATGATCTTTTCTGTAAGCTCTGAATCACTCTCCATCATAGGAATAGTAGTAGCTACCAACATTGCCATGCTGATCAACTCACGGATGCTATCTTCTGGCATTGTTATAGGTCCAATACCAGCAATCAATACTTCAAAACCTCCATCCCATTCTTCGCCTTCTACAATGATTGGACGCAGTATCATCGCCACATCATTTGGTTTCATGTCTTCTCTGGTGGGGTCCATAAAGGTTCGTCCTTTGTTCTGCGTAAATAAAGTAATCGAGCATTCTCAATTACACGATCTTCATTGCCATCATATGCTTCAACACAACGACAGTACATGTCGTACTCATAGACGCAATCATCTAGTATCTTGCTAGCCTTTACTGGACCAACACCTTTGATACCGATGATGTTATCTGCTGTGTCTCCTGTCAATATTTGACAGTATAGTTTGAATAAGCCTTCTGCTTCAGTGACATAGTAGCCTGTCTTCTTTACGAAGTTGTAGTGCCACCCTGCCACCTGATCGATGTCCTTATCCAATGACACCATGATGCCATCATCGCCTAGTGTGGTGCCAGCTATGGCTACATCATCGTCAGCTTCGTGACCATCAGAAACACAAGCGCCCCATTCCTCTATCATATGCTTGCGTAATGCTAACAAATGTTCGGGCTTTGGGGCAATCCTATTTCCTTTGTAGACAGCTGTTGTTGCAATGTCATACCGGAAGTTATTCTTTCCAGTGAGAAACAATTGCCAACTATCTACGAAGCAAGCAGGGTATGTGCTGTCAACACCGCATACAAGAATGTCTGTTAAGTAGCTGTCAAGCCTACGCCTAGCAGTTACTTCGTTTTCATTCTGGCATGCGAATGCTATACGATATGCAACAATGTCACTGTCGATCAGTGCTGTTGTCATCTTCTTCGTCAAGCCTATATTCAAGATTATCAACCTCACGCTGTAGATCGCTAATCTTGGCTAAGAGAGCAGCCTTACCAGTGTCACCACTGATGTAGGCATGCCGCTCAGCTTGCTCTAGTTCACAAGATGTCATCATCATCGAGATTGCCACCAGCGGCTGCATATTCTACAAGGTCAGTGATGACAAGCTTACGCAGGGCAGGGCTAACACCCTTCTTGTTCTTGTATGTCCAATCATATGAACCAACAAGTGCTTTGGCTTTGCTGCCATTACCAATCTGTGTTCCAACAATCTCATCACCATCTGTATCGTATACCCGAATAGGCTTCTCAGATTTGCATGTGATGTATTTACCCATGTCGGCTTTCTTGTCTTCACCGATCTGAACACTGATGCCCATCTGTTCGAATGCAGCTACTGCCGCATCAGAAAGATTGCACAGGTTGAGTTGGAACTTTCCACTCATCTCATTGATCTTGTCATGCTGACACCAGAATACATCTGCTTTAATCTTGATAGCTTTAACTTCTTCAGTCATATCATTTCCTTTTTAAAAACAGTAGCACTAACGAGGCTACCTATGCCGCTTCTTTTACTAAAGAAGAAAACCTATTGTACAACAAGCTTCTCAGCTTCTGCAATGTAATAATCATAGTCAATATCATTGCCGAAGTCTTTGATGTTGTTGCATGTCTTAACATTCCAACTGCTGTCAATTGACAACCGTCTATCTTCACCACCCTCAATCAATGCTGGCATGATTTTAACCAGCTTACCACCATCTTTGCAAGCGTAGTAACGACAAATGTTTTGCTGTTGTATTTCAGTACCATCATCCATCACCAGCATAAGCTTGCTATTGCGTGGCACCTTTGTTCTCAGCATGAAATTGTACATGTCTTTATGGTTTTGTACAAAATCTTTAATGTCTGTACCATAAATCATGTTTGCTTCAGCTGCCATAGGGATGACTAAGCCGCCTTGATCTTGATGCCAGCCCAATCCTTCATACTGATAAGCACCCTTGCGTTTAACTTTACCATCTGTGTAGAAGGCAAGGTAGTTATTCACATCACGGATAATCATCTTTGAATAGTTGGCATACTCAAGTTGCAATCCTACCTGCTGCTGCCATGCTTCACAGATGGTGTTGTACCTGTCCATCATGTTGCGTGGACACAACACAGTGACACCATCGGTGTTGACCTGTACCAACGACAAGCCCTCAATAGTCAACAGCTTCTCAGCCAACAGGCACAGGCTAAGCTGTCCGTTGATGGTGATGGTCATGGTGTATTGAGGGTCATAGAAGGGGCTGTACTGGTTGTTGCTGTCACCATACACACCATTCAATGCCAGCTTCAGCATAGCGTTTTCAGCACTAGCCTTGGGGTAGCTCTTACGCTGTTCGTACACATCCTTGTAGATGTCACAGAACCTGTCAGTGAGGTGTTCTGGATACACCCTGTTGGCAATGGCAATGTTCGGATACATAGAGCTAACATCAGCATCAATAAGCTGGTGAGTATCGCTCTCAGCTACGATGCATGATGACAAGCTGCCATGAATGCCACCAGTGCCGAAGTCAAAGCGAAAGCCATCAACCATGACATTCAATGTCTCAGCTTCATGCCAGCAGTACCAGTAGGAATAGACAGGCTGGCCTTTCTTCTTGGCCTTCAACTCCACCTTATCAATCCAGCCAGCAGGGTAAGCAGCTTTAAACACAGCAAGCTCTTCGTCTATCTGCTCTGCCTTAAACTTCTTACGCATGATGTTCATGTCAGCAAACATCGCCACTCGCTCAAGCTTGTCTTCTGCAATGTCAGAGAACACACCCTTAGTTTCAGTAATGGTCTGCTTCTTGAACCATTCAAAGATTGCCTGAAACTCTGGACGCTGGAAGTCATAGTAGCTGAACAAGCAGTCTTTGATGGCAATCAATGGACGCTTAGTCTGGTTAATAACCTTCTTACCAGTACTGTCTTTCTTGTAGCATGAGTCTGGCATTGTCTTCTCAAGCTGCATGATGAAGTAGTCTTTGCCGATCTTTGTATCATTGTGATTGGTGAAGTCACGCTTGTACTTCTTTGACAACTCATCACGAAACCGGATGGCGTTCAATGATATGTTGTAGAAGTCGAGCGTCTTGATAACATCATGCATGTTGTATTTAAGCAACACATCAATCTCACTGTCGGTAAGCTCAGTGCCAACAGGGAATGGCAAGTCCTCAATGCTGTCAGACTTCATATTAAATTCAATCATCTTCAGACTAGTGGCTCGTGCCTTGTTGTCGAAGTGATGTATCTTAAATAGATCGATCTGCTTTATATGCTCTTTTAAACGAGCATTGTTATGCTCAGCTTGTACAGAGATGAGGTCTTGTGCAACCTTGTATGCTTTCTTGGCAACAGCTTTGCCCGACACTGTGACAGCTTTAGCCCTCACTTCAAGCAAAGCATGCAGCACTGGATAGTCAAAGCCTTTGTTGTTAAAGCCCACCATCCTGTGCTTCTTGTCATGCAACATGTCTAAGAACTCAAACAATTGCGACACATCATTCTTTCGTGTCGAGCATTCGTACACATGAGTGCGTGAGTTGTCTGCACATACGGCTGTGAAGGTGAAGCAGTTGGGGTATGTCTCAATGTCGTATACCCAATCCATTTCATTTCCTCTTCTTTAATTGTTTATCTGAATAAGCATACATTAAATGATTGCTCACTTCCTGTATGGCGTATGCTTGAAACTCAATGCTTGGTGATTCTTCACCAATGTATCTGAAGTATTCCTGCACCACATGCACAGCCTCATGCACCAGCAAACCCGCTGTTGGAATACCATCTAGTTTCTTATCAGCAATGCATACGAAACTAACTCTGTTGCCTTTGGCTGTGACAACATAGTGTGTCATGGCAAGAGCATCATCATCAATCCACTTAGGCCACGGGGTAGGCACCTTTGTTCGCTTAAGTTCTTTTACAAACTCAGCTTCTGTTGTACACAGACAAAGGAAATCACCCCTTATCAGGGTTCGATCAAGCCATGTCATTAGATGCACCATTGATGACAGCTAGTAACAAGTTGACGCTTTGAATAATCATATGCTGGTGACTAATGTGCAAGTTCTTAAACTCTGGTAAAGGTCTAGGACTCTTCTTTCTTATCGCTTGCCAATAGATTTCTATCTCGCTCATGTTCGTTCCTTAATGTTTCAATTGGTAGGTACTTATCAACATTTACCGACAGTTTGAAATCTTCAACACTGTCTTTACCGAAGATGGAGTTCCATCGACTAGCCCATTCCTCATCAGCCACTGAGCGTGGACGCTGTGCGCTACCCTTGCTCATCTGCAATACCAATAATAAAACTTACTTTAAATCCAGCTAACATATCAATCGTCTTATCATCAAGAAGATTAAACATCTTGTCAGCTTCTTCTTTTTGCAGACCGTACTCAAGTAGATATTCCCACATCCAATTCTCTGACTTGCCTTTCTCAAAGTAATCAATAGCTTCCTCAAGATTCTCAAATTGATTTGCTCTAGTCCGATAATAGTCAACAATTTTCTCAACATCTTTTATCATAGCAATTCTCCATCAGGTTCAGGTTCAACTTCCAACATTCTACCAGTGTGCTTGTTGTAATGCAAGTGACAGGCTGGTCCTGTCTGCCCACTGTATCTATTCTTCAACACTCTCACCTTAGTGGTGTTGCGAATCACAGGGTCTTCAGATTGTCCATTGCGTTCAAGACCAATCACCATGTCTGACAGCTGTGCAATTGCGGCAGAGCCGCGAAGCTGTGCAAGCGAAGTAACTGCACCTTCCTCATGGCCTTCATTGGCTGGTCGTTTCAGGTGACTAACAATGATGAGGGCAATGTTGGTTTCTTGCACCAGCATACGCAGCTTCGTCATGATTTCGTCAATGGCTTTGCGCTCATCACCATTGTCTTGTGCTGACACAATGATGGACAGGTGATCAAGGAATACATACTTACATCCCATGCCCTTTGCCATGTAGCGTACACGATTGACAATGTTCTCCACTGATGTGCTGCCGAAGTGATCAAACAAGAACAGTCGGTCTGTGCCAAGTGTCTCAGCAAAGGCTCGTTCACGCTCTTCATTGGACACAACAGAGTCAGGTAGATGCAATGGTGCGTTAGCAGCCAAGCTCATCATCGACAGCGCTGTCTTGCGAACACTCTCTTCAAGGAACATCAGACCAATGTTGTCCTTAGTCTTCTGCAACAGATGCCACACCACCTCACGCAGCACTTGGCTCTTGCCTAAGCCACTACCAGCAGTGACAGTGACAAGCTCACCAAAGCGTAGGCCATAGGTGAGTTCATTCAACCCTGCCCACGGGTAGTTGCAATCGGCTGGTGCCATAGGTGTACACACCACATCCCACAGGGTGCTGCCAGCTACAATGCCATCCGGTACAAAGGACTCAGCCTTCCACCAGCGATCAACGAATGCTGCTTCTTTGCTTTCAGCAAGCCAATCACACGCATCCTTGTGATCAGCAACAGGCTTGAACACCTTGCACTTGCTACCGAAAAGCTCAGCCACTTCTTTGCTGGCCTTGATACCAGCAGCATCACCATCAAAGCAAACGACAATGGTGTCGAAGCTGTTCAAGTATTCGTAGTTGGCACGACAGTCTTTGACAGCCGATGCTGCACCATTGCGAATGCTAACGACAGGCCACTTGCTACCTGTCATTTGGTATGCAGCCAGTGCATCAAACTCACCCTCTACAATGGTGATGTACTTGCCACCAGTGGGAAAGAGGTTCTGCCCGAACAGTGTGCCTCTAGACCATGCACCACTGGCAACGAAGGTCTTGTCCTTCACACCTCTGACCTTAGCAGCTACAAGCTGTAGGTCTTTGTCGTAATAGGGAAAGTAATACTTGTCCTCATCACGAACAACACCGAAGCGTTCCATTGTTGTTTTAGTAATGCGTCTATCGACAACAGACACAGCATTGCCATTGCCATAGTTCTTGAGGAACGACATATCTGGCGCTTTAATTTCTACATCAATCACAGTGTATTCTTTCTCATCATCAGGTGGTGTATATACAGAACAAACAAAACAGTAGGTTGATCTATCATTATTGATAGCACAGCCATCACTGCTGCCACATTTCTCACAGCGGGTATGTGTCTTTATGAAAGCCATGTCTCTATTTTGGTGGAGTTCTTGCAAAGATGTTAAACAATTTAGCACGAAGCATTGCCGCCTCTCTGTCATTGTTCAACCCATAGACTGAACCATAGTTTACATTCTCTTCGCGTTTCTTCTTTACAACATCCGTCATAATTTGACCTGTTGTTTTTCCGCTACTAAGTCTTGCCGTATACAAAGGGTCATTGGCAAACGATGATGATCTACGATTTACATTCCATAGGAATGGGTTATCGTCAGTGCATTTACATGTCATGAAAGTTCCTTTGGAAAGAATACAGCAGCAGTGAGAGGAGCAACATCATACATCACATTCAACACTTGCTGTGCAACAATACGATGTTCCTTTTGTGTTGACTTGTGCAACCTGCTATTCAAGTAGTGTATCCAGCTACGCATGTTGCCGTTCATGTACATGCGGCTGGTGGTTAAGCCTTCAGGCAGCAGCGCTCTTGCTTGCTCTTTGGCAATGCCTAAAGCCAGTGCATTAGTGTAATTGGCCTCAGCCATATCAAGCACACTCCTTTGAAGATCAGCCCATATGTTTTGAAGGTTGATGTCATCAGTTGTTATGCTGTTCTGCCTGTCCTTATCATCTTGCATTCGGCATTCACGAATACCGGATGCTGGCAGAGCATCGGTGCTGGCATAGCGCTGGCTAAACTCTTGAAAGCTAAAGCTCCTGTGCCTCAACACCTGTCGTGCAATGTCACGGGTTGTCGTAATCTCTACACACATGTTGCACATTTCAAAGGGACTGACATGTCCCTCACGCATCATGTACTTGAACAGCCCTTCCTTGTTGGGGTTGTCTTGATTGTTGGGATTGCTTACCCGTGCAATGTAAGCTAGATGCTTATCAAGATCGGGCGTTGCCCATACCAGTTTAACTTCGCTCATGCTACAGCCTTTGCTGCAATGTACAAGCCTACATTACCTAAGCTGTAGCCAACGAAGGCTATGCCCAATCCTATGTTGCCTTTGATAATTAAATCAGCAGCAACCACTAAATATACCACGCCGATAGTGGCAATCAACCATGCACTCATGTGTTCTTCTCCTTAGTCCCATAAGTTTTCGTAATATTTACCGAACAATTTATATCCATTTGATATCCGCTTCTGATAAGCAGCAGCACCTTTCATGTCATACTTGTATGTATCCCTGTCACCTTTAATCATTTCATATGCTCCACTGTCATTGTGAATCCAGCCTATGTCATGAGTGCCAGTGTGAAACCTCTCTTCCCAATCATTGAATTGACTTTCAAAAGCAAAGATCATTTCTGCCATCACCCAATCCCATCGTTTGAAATGATTGTCATCAACACAATATTCATTTTCTTTGGGCGGTGCTGCTGTTGACCTCAACTCAGCTGGCACATCCTTGTCATCAACATGAGGCGCACCATGTTTACTTGCCTGTAGCTGCTTGAGCATATCTCTCAACACAATCGTGTCACCTTTCTTTGGTGTAGGACGCACACTGCCATGTGCCAACCACTCACCAAACTTGTGTACACAATCGGTGTCATCCTTCATCCAAAAGCAAAGAGCCTGAGCTAGTTGATAAGGACCAAACCAGTTTTTATATTTACCAATTGTTACTTTCATGTGTTCTTCTCCTTTAGTTTGGCTTCGATGGCTGTGCCAAGGCTTCTTTAATTGCCCATCGAACATGCCTACGCTCATGTGCATTTGTTTCAATGTACTCCAGCGCCAGCTTCAGGGCTGCGTCCTTCGGACTTGCGGGTGCTTCGTCTTGTGTCATAGGCTCTTGCTCTGGCAACTCAGACTTCATCTTGCGAATCCAATGCTGAACAGGGCGGTCTTCACGGCACTGATCGAAGTGTTGTTGGGCCAGCCAATCAAGTGTTTGCTCTGGTGTCATACAATCTCCTGCGGTTTATCAAAGCGAACAAAAAAGCACTGCCACCCTTTAAAGATGTGCAAGCCGTTGAACTCCACATCCCCCTCAATGGACTTGCGTTTAGACAGCGCTGAGTTGTAGCGCAAGAACCTTGTACCGTTTACATCGAACAGTATGTACCCACGCAACCATGCTTCAAGTGTCTTGTTCATCTGCTGCCCCTTGATTCAACCCATGATGGAAATAGATTACTCTGCGCTGGATAGTTTGTATGCCATTCAGCAGCAGCCTTTTCATTCAACCACTTCACGCCGTTCTCTAAGTCTGACATGACACATGAGTGCCACTGATCGTAGATTGCATCACGCTCTGCTGCTGCGACAACCTCGGCAAAGCGCTGAAGCATAGCGTCAAGAGTTGGTTGGCGAGTAGTGCAATACACATTAGCCTCATGCGCCATGCGGATGATGTCTTCTTTATTCATATCATATCCCTCATATCCTGTGCAACAGATGCACTCTTTAATGTGTTCTTAATGTAAGGTGTAAGGCTATGTGTTGTTGCATGTCCTGTGACAGACATGACATTGGTCAGCGGTACACCAGCTTCAATCATCTCGGTCACTGCTGTTCGCCTCATGTCCATCATCTTAAGGTGATCTGGTATGCCAGACTCTCGCATGATTGTGCCACCAACCTTAGCCAATTGCAATAGAGTGTAAGGTTTAAATCCACCACTACCATCACCAATAGGGGACGGGACAATGTACTTCTGCCAGCCAATGTCAGCCTTCTGCTGTGCCAGCATCTCACGCAAGGCAGCGCTGGTTGGTATCTCCACCCTTGCCCTGCGCTTGCTCTGCTCCAGCTTCATCACCCCTGTGTCAGCATCGTAGTTGTCCCATGTGAGCAGTCGCATGTCGCCTAGCCTCTGACCCCATGAGTAGGCCATGTACACCAGCAGTCCAATGTTACGCCACTCATACTTGGTGAATGCCTTGTCCATGAATTGCTTGATGTGTTTCTTTTCCCACACCACACGCCTTGGTTTGTCTTGCCGTCTACTCACCTCAGTGAAAGGGTTGTGCTTTGTAAAGCCATTGCGAATAGCAAAGCTAAACAACAAACGATAGACAGCCAGTGTGTGATTGGCAAGGCTAACACTGTTCTCTGCATGCTTGTCGTAGATACGCTGACACATTGGTGTGGCAATGTCACACAGCCTTGTCCTGTATAGTTCCTGTGCCACTGTGGTGTCATGAAACCATTGCTTCAAGTAGTAGACATAATCAGTCTTGCTCTTTGGCGACAGAGCTTTGTAGCCAATGCTGTTGATGTAAGACTTGAACAGGTCTTCAACCCTAGACTTCTCAGACAAGTTCTTTAAGTAGCGGTGTTCCTTACGCCACGAATCCATGATTGCGTTATGGTTCTCAGCATACTCGACAGCAGCTTCGTAGTCTGTGCCACATGCCTTACGCTCAACTATACCAGCATCAATCGCATCTACTGGAGGGTTGTAGCGGTAATGTGTAGTGTCATAGCGGATGAAGGATAATAGGTAGCGTGGTAGTTTCATATGAGCATCCTGCCTATGTACATGCCAGTGAATATTAAAAGCGCAGCCACCACCACAAGTGCCGCAAGTACCGCACCAATAAGCATCTGCCCAATGCTGTACCACTCTACGCTAAGCTCTTCAATATCATCTGGAACTACAGACGGATATGGTTTGATCTTACGAGAGTTCTTAGGCAAAGGACACCAGTGTGTCCAGAATTTATCACCATTATAAATGGAGTAGATGGCTACGCCACCCTGCCCCAACAGCTGTAGCTTTGCACCTCTTGGTGTATGCTCATCTATAGGTATCCAGAAATACTCTGTGTCAACGACAGCAGCGCCGTCACTTGTTGATTGTATTGTCATGTCAATCTTCTTCGTACAGGTTGTATAGGTCTTCAGCCATGCTGAGCAACTCATCATGCTTGACCAGCTTGTCGAGCCAGCGCTGAGGGATGGCAGAGTAGCCATAGATACGGCCAGCAATCATACCAGTGACAGCACCCACTGTGTCAGCATCACCACCCTTGTTGATGGCATGTACAACAGCGTCTTTAAAGTTTGTTGTACGAGCAATGCTATCCCATGCTGAAGCATAGCAACCCATCACAGAGCCATCAATCTTATCAGCACCTTTGACACGCAGACCATCATAGCAAGACAGTCTGCTGCCACGATGAAGCTCTTCAGCCAGTGCCGATACATATTGCACAGTGTCTTTTGTGCCATGTGTAATCAGTGCTGTCGCAACAGACTCGCCAATAGCTAGTGCCATGCATCTGTGATTGACCATAACATTAGCTGCCATTCGCATGATAGAACCATTGCCGCTGGTCTTGTAGTCTGTGCTGCCACCATAGATGCGGGACTTCTCAATGCTCGACAGTGCATCAGATGTTGTACGGCCAATGTCAAAGCAATAGTCACGAGTACCATGTGTGCCGTAGCGTTTCCAATCAACGAAATTATTAGCAATCACCTTCGGTGAAAAGGTTTTGAAGTTGATGTACGCATCGGCAATGCATACCATCATGGCTGTGTCATCTGTCCACTCACCAACAGCAGTATCGTGAGCGCCACCACCCACCATCTCAGTGAGCGGATGCCCTGTGTTTGGCTGTGTAAATTCTAGTGGTGCGCCAAGTGCATCACCAATAGCTGTGCCAATAAACATGCCAATTGCATAGTCTTTATCCATACATATACCCCTTGTGTTGTTGTCAATGCACACCATACTTAAATGATGTGCATCAAGTACTACACTAGTTACGCAGCCATCTCTTCAGCAATGTCCCACAACTCGCCATTGATGCGGATGTTTTCTTTCACGCTGTTGATGGGTCGAGCCTTACGGATAGAGCCGTGTGGTGTTGCCTCAGTCAAGCTCTTGACGAATGCCTTGCCACGGATGACGCTCTCTTGAATGCGGTTGAACACAGTGAATGCATCCATGTGGTCATCCTCATTGCGGTTGATGGCAAGCACATCGGTGATGGTTTTCTCGATGGCATAGACACCCTTCTCCTGTGTATCGTACATGTCCCAACGAGTAGCAACACTACGCTTAGCCATCTCATAGGCTGTGGCGCTGGACAACTGCACACTCTTGAGCAGGTTGATACGCTCCATCATAGCTGGCAGGTTAGCCACTGTGTTACGCAGCATGTCTTCAAAGCCTGACAATGCAGAGGTGTTGTGATACATACGATTCTGGAAGCCGTCACCAGCAACGATGCCGTTAGAGCAGATGAATCGGAATGCACCAGCAAACAACTTGACGCTGCTGCTGCCATCATGGCTGTTGTACAGGATGATTTCAGGACGCACATCACCCTGAGCAAAGTCAGTGTCGATAGTACGAGCAAAGGCAATCATGTGGGCTGAATGCTCAGCAGCTACCTTACGGCTACGCTTTTGTGCTGCTTGCACTGGAGCATATCCATAGTCCTGCATCACAGGGATGAGATCGCTAGTGTGCAGTGCAACATAACGATCAGTCAAGCGGTCATGCTTGGTAGTGGCGAACACAGCAGGGGATAGCTGTTGGATACGCTCTGTTGTCAGGGCTGTGTTGTTGGCATTGCGGGAGAAGATGACATGTTTAGACATACGGATGTTTCCTATTGAGAAGCCAGCGAAATTGCTGAGGGGTTAGATTATAAACGAGAAGTTAAATATTTGTCAAGCAATGTCCGACTTAGGTGAAGGGTCTTTATCAAGTGCTGGTATCCAAAGCCTGACCCTATCAAGCGGATGCACACTCTGCCATGCAGCCAAGTGACACACCTCACCGAACATGTTCAGGCAGTAGCTGTACGAGCCGTCAATGTGATCGTAGAAGAACACCTCACCAGTTGGTAGCTGCACATAGCTTCGTGGCCTACACTTGTAAAGCTCACGCACTGGCAGCACTTCAAAGTCATTGATATCAATATCGGTAATCATGTAAGCACCTTTCATTTGTTGTACCTATTAACTAGTTGTCTCAGTATCATCATGTCACCTTCATATAGCGCAAACCCTTTCAAGTATCCGGCATTATACTCATCACTGACATTTTGCCGACAACGAAATTGTCCTCTGCGTCCTTGCATATACCCAAGCATATATTCCAATGACATGCTCACTCTCCCATAACAATTGATGATCTGCTAATCTTCTTTGTCTCAATGTTTTGTTTGAAACAAGCATAGTCTGTGCCATCCTTGGCAACAAATGCTTCAAACTTACCCTTAGCGTAGCACCTGCTCTCTATCTGTGCAGCTATAAGCTCTTGCTTCATACGCTCAGTCTCACCACCTACCCAAAAGGCAAAGGATAATATGGCAAAACAACCAGCGCTTATTGCCAGCATATTAAACATCTGCTATATCCTCAAGAGTTCGCTTCGCCAACTCAAGTGACTCAATAGCTTCTTCATATTCTTTATCTTCAAACTCATGTATAGCAGCGTTCACTAGTTTATATACCAGTGTAATCGATGGCACTCTAGTATCTATCATGTTGCGCTTTCTGTGGAGTAATGAGAGTATGAACGGATGCGGCTGTTATTATCGGTGTGCTTCTCAACAAACTTAATGCGAGTTGTTTCAGGCAGTGCCTCCATCAATAGCCTGAGATCGCAGTCCTCTTCAAGATATACATTGTCCTTGTACTGGTAGCTGTATGTAGACACCTTGTCTGCAATGCCTAGATTCACCAGCACTTGACGCTTCACCTTGCCCCATGCATGCCCTGCATCGGAGTATACAATCACTGTGAATGTTTTCATTTTGTTTCCTTTTGTAACATGAGAGCCAAAGATTGCAGTTCTTTATCGATCACTTCCTCTTCACCGAATACACCCATGTCATTATCCATGAGTGCCAGTAGTTCAGCACACTCACCACATACTTCCTCAGCAAGTGAGGTGTCTGCCTTGTCTCCGTTCACAACCTGTGCAGCCAACTCATATGCACGGCCTAACATGTCTTCAAGTCTTGAATAGTCTGACTGTTTCATTTTGATTCCTCTAGGTAAGCAATTTCATAATCTAATATAAAGTCTGTATCCCACACATGCTGCTCTGGAGTATCTAATACTTGTTGCACAGCTTCTGATTTAGAGGATGCTTCTATTTCAATTTCAGCACATTGATAAACTGTACGGGTCATAACTATTTTAAATGTTTTCATTTTGATTCCTCTACACAGATAATCTCCCCCTCGCCAAGCACTGCCTTGGCTTGGTCGAACAAGTCCCATGCGGCGAGCATAGCATCATCTTTGCTGTCTGCATCCACCTCAATGGTTTGCAAAAGGCTGAACGCCACTGTTACTGAATACTTCATTTTGTTTCCTCTTTCAATGGATAATAAAAAGTATAACGATCTCAATCATGTGCAGCAAGTATATAACTGCGTCACTCATTTTGAATCCTCTATATATGTAGTGATGGCATGCTCCAAACTATCCCATGTGATGCCATAGTTAGCATCGAAACTCTCCGCTACCATCTCAAGCACACGGACACAATCGTCATCTGTGAAAGACTTAGCCTTTGTAATGTCAGCATAATCTATAATGTTGCGAACATCATCAATACCCCAATCATCTCTGAGAATATATTCATTGTTTTCAAATACTACTTTAGCCATTTCATTCGCTCCTTATACGGGTTCTAACATGTGGGCTACCATCTAACATCTCACATGTTACATTAATGGCAGCAAGTATGTCATCCATAATGTATTTACCAGCACCATGATGGGGTTCGTCAACAGAATGTATAGCCACTGTATATACAGCGCCTTGCAACTCTGCCATTTCCCATGTGTAGTAGTTGTCTACATTAAACATGTCTATGTGTGTTGTCATAGCTCATTCCCCATCATGTAAGCAATTGTAAAGTCTTTAATCTCATCTTCACTCAGCCACTTGCCCCGTTGTATATGGTCAAGGGATAGTGTCGCTAGTCCATGAGCAAGCCTGTGGTCTGCACAGTTCAAGAAGAAATGATAATGTGTCTGCCGGTATGCATTCATGATATTTCATCAAGATAATTATTATATGCATCTTCAATCCGTGAACGCAAAGTATGGTGATTGGCATCAGTCAGTGCCTCAAGAAAAGCAGACATAATATCTTCGCCTACCCACTTGCATTGTTTGGCAATATCTGCACCAATAGTTTCTGGTATTGTCATGCTTTCACCTCTTCAATATTAACTAGTTGAATAAACTGTCCTATTACACCATTCCAAAAGTATTCTGATGGTGTTAGGTTGAAACTCTCAGCACAGCGCACAGCTTCAGGGAATGTACGCTTGCTGCATATTGGCATCCCATCTACAATGACGCTCCAATTATTAATATCGTCATCATTATGTTGGGCAAAACTATAATAACATTTAGGTGTTTGCATTATGTTCTTTCAGAAAGGTTACAACCTGTGCCATATCCTCAGCAGACACTTGCCACGCTGGCACTCTACCATCTAGGCACAGTCCGTTAGAGTACTCACCACCACGGCTGTCTTGACTAAGTATGGTGGAGATATAATAGCGTGAGACAAACTGTCCATACTGAGTATGTGGATATCGCACATCGTAGAACTCTACCATCGGTGCTTTGTCATTAGTAAGGCACATAGCCCTGCCATAAGTGTCGCCAGTATTGACGATACGAACATTCCATTTGCCTAGTTTAAGCAGCATATTAATTACTCCCAAGTGTGGATGGATGGACGCTTGCTGTCATTGACAGACAGCGCTACAACTCTTGCAGACTTTATCGGATGCTCACCATATCGGTGAACAAACGAATCGTATTTGTAGGGGTTATACATAATGAGTGAGCCATTCATGCTGATGAACTCATGTGCCCTGCCACCAGCTTTAGCAGCATCAAACCATGTGCCACTGACACCAGCATGTACATTCTTGCGCTGTTCACGGATGACACGCTGCCGTCCTGCCTCAGACACCTTGAATGTCGCATTGGTGAGCAGCACCTGTTGACGATGTGCTATGACACGCCCCTTCATGTCACCCTCAAGTGCCTTGATACTGAACAGCTTGCGGTGCAGGTTAAAGTATACGAATACTTTCATGTGTGTTTCCTTTCAGGAGTGTGTTAACGAACAATTAAATAGTTTCTGATTCGATATATTCTAATGCATCATCATAAGAATTAAATTTAACTGAAACATCAAGTAGTGTATCGATCACCATGTATATATTGCCATTGAATGCAATTGTGAAACTGTCTTTAATATGTACATATGTAAACATATTATGTTTCCTTTCAGGAGTTAATCGAACGATTCGTCTAGTATGTAGCCATTGTCTCGCAGTGCCTTACATACTCTAGCTGGCAGGACATAATGCCCATCGAAATCTACCAGTTCTTTACCCTCAAACCACAGCCCACCACCTTCGCTGCCGTCTGAGAATTCCCAATACCCATACTGTGTAGAGGGTGATATCTGCACAACACCGGAGCTTGAAGCTACAGTATATGGGTAGAGGATGATTGTATAATTGTGTTCCATAATATGTTTCCTTTCAGGAATGTTTGTACACTGCAATGACACGGCTGTTAGACCGATTTAAATTCATGTCAACGACACCACCATTCACCACAGCCAATGCATGCCGTGTAATGATGACAATGTAGCTGCCGTTTGTAAGCTTAGGCAATATGCTACCGAGGGTTGTGCCAGCCTGTGCCACAACAGATATTTTCTTCGCTAGGTATCGTGCCCCTTTGGTTGTGCCGTAGACACCTACCAGTGACATGCCATTGGAAATGTATGCATCGTGCCACACATTACAGGTGCAGCCTCGCTTGTCTTTCCTGCCATGTTGACGCAATATCTTATGAGCATTGCCATAAACTAAGCCAGCGCTGTTAGCCAATGCCCTGACTGTACAGTCAGCATTCTCACCCCATGTTGATACACCAGCAGTGACAGGGATAATTGTTTTAGCCATGTTGTTTCCTTTCAGGAATTAATAATCATCGTGCCAATTAGCAGGGTCTTGCAGTTGCTGACCGAAGGTATTGAACCATCGACCACAGTCGCACTCTACATCACCAGCACTGTGCCTGTCAGTCTCAAGCACCCTGTTACATGCACATTTCCATTGACGGATATAAGAACCATCGTCATTTTCAATGATTTTCATGGTGTTGTTTACCTATGGTAATCGAAGCGAAATAGCTTCAGTCAGTGCATCATTGATACCCTCACTGAAACCCATTGTCTAGCCATCACCCAACAGCCACAATGGATTCACTCACATATTATCAGCATGATATGTCAGCATGCCCTGTACATTCACCCTGTACAGATTGGGCTAGTCCATAGTGATGATGCATGCCCTGCTAAGAAACACACACCCTCACCGACACTAGCATTTGATTTTTAAAGAACGACTTGCTGTGATCAGCTTGGCCTCAATTATACAAACATTTAACTTGCACTGTCAACTGTTGCAGAAAAACAACCCTACAACTTAGTCGGCTTTTGCCTCGCATAACATATGCTTAGCTTGGCCTGAATCCCTGTGCCACAACGCAACCCATCATCACATGGCTATTCGCATCATCATGGTACAGACACTCTGCATAAGGCTGACTCGCAACCTTACACGGAATGCCTAAGCTTAGGCGGCTTGCAGCATGAATACAGGCTTAGCTGCATCAACGACAAAGCCCGTCATATCAAGCTTCGCTTTGCCCTTAGCATACAATGCAACAACCACACCCTTATCCTCTAAGTGACGAATGTCACTGTTATCGCCACCGATAACTGACATGCCTTTAAATACCTTCGGTATAGCAGCGACACTACGGAAAACGACAGCCATTCGCATGCCATTTTCAATGGCTTTGTTGACATAAGGCTGAAAGCCTACGACACCACTGTATGAGAATGTCAGATCGTAATTTAAGGGTAAACCCTTACGATTCACATCCTTTGTGTAGTCGTAGAATTGTACTGTAGGGAAAGCATCGAAGATGCTAGAGTATTCCACACCATCGGTATCAACGAAGCTTACAGCTTCCCAGCGAATGTCGCTAGTACCATTGAGTCTAACCAATGGAACTAAGCTTTGCTTAGCAGCTTTGCTCACTAGCTGTCGAATGTTAACAGCAAGCTGTTGCATGAAACTATTGCGTTCAGTAAAAAACCAAATGGTTTTGTTGATGCGGCCATTTGCCACAGTTGACATTGCACCACGGCCAGCAGTGTACAGACATGCCTCGCCACATTCAGCTTTAGCTGCCATGCTGCATGTGTTCCACTTAGTGGAAAGGTAAGGTGCTAGATAGAGAATGCCTGTCAGAAAACCGAAGGTTTCACCCTTGCTAGTTTTTGCATCAGCATTGATGGAAAGCAAAGCTTTAGACTTGAACATGATGTGTTTCCTTTCAGGAATGTTGCAGCAAAATCGCTGTTTCGGCCTCAATTATATCAAGCTTGAATAGCCCTGTCAAATGTAGGGGCTTTCCGACTAGCTTTAAAAACCGTAGGTTTCGTATGCTTGCCTCTGGATGCTACCCATAGGCCACCCTTGTATATGCTTGCACCACCATGTCTGCCATAGCATGCTGCCCACTCAGCAGCTTCGCTGAATGTGAATGTGTAATGGCGTTTCTTGCTGCCCTTACCAATGACAGTAAAGCCTACGGCTTTTGCGAGGTGACTACGAATGAGGTTGAACATGTTAGTTTACTTTCAGTAAAGCGAAGCCGATAAACATCACAGCAAGCACTATGACGGGTGACATGAATGTCATTAATGACACAGGCTGAGGGTTTGTCAGCCAATTGATGATGTGTTTCATATTATCTTTCAGATAATGTTGTAGGTTTGGTTGCTGTTACGCTTTTCATTCCGGTAAATTACATTTACCATCAATGCAGCTATCAAGGCAAAGCCTATTGCAGCACCCAATGCAAGCTCACCGATAAGGCTCACCGATGACGGAATAGCAAAGTAGCAAGCTACTTCAAGCAACGACATTGCAGCGAAAAACACAGCGAGAGTAGCTTCGCTATAGATGAAGAAAATGCGTTTGAGTGATTGTTTCATGATAGTTTACTTTCAGTAATGTTGAAGGGTTTTTGTAACCATCCCCCTTTAGGGGGACGACACAGTATGTTGGTCACTCCCAAGTGTAAGTGTACACTGCAAATAATTCCTTGATTGTTGCAACCTTACCAGTAGCTATCGCTACAAGCATTGACAGATTGTCAATGTTAACGAAGCCACATTGCAGCTTTGCTGCTTCGTACAGCTTTGCATTGTGTAGGGCAGTGATGATTTGTTCGATTTGCATGGTGTTTACCTTCGGTAGTGTAGCGTTTTGAAGCAGTAACATCGCTGTTTCGGCCTCAATTATACAAACATTTCAATAGCCCTGTCAAGTGTAAGGCTTTTCTGGCAGCAAAGCTGCGGCGTATGACGCTTGCATTACATGTGCGAGTGATGCCTATGTCATGCGAGGCTTTTCGGCATTTAATTGTTTTGTTGTTTGTTGTAGGCAGCAAAGCTGCTGCGTATGTATGCCTGAAGCTTGGTGTAGGTGCGCGAGGCTTTATCATCGATGGTGGTTTGTTGCATTGCAGCATTGGGATATATAAGGCTTTGCTGATATGGTGTAGATTGTTGCAATGCAGCATAGTGATATATAAGGGGATATAGATATACCGACCCTTCACAGTGTAGGGGTATGGTATTTAATGACCGGAAAGTCAGTAACATTCAATGTCGCAGCTGATTTTGAAT